GCTCAATGATCGGCCCACCTTGAGCCCAATCGGTTGAATATTTAAAACAGATCAGTTCATGGGCGGGATGATCTTCATAAGTGAATTCCACGCCCTCACACTTTGCCACCGCCCAATCAAGGAAGGCATTTTTTAATTCGCTTGTTTTGATCTTCATTTCTAATCTCCTTGCAAACACTACGCACTATTCGCCGTGCGTCTGGGCGTGAGGCAAACCACTTCGACAACTGAGGGTCATCGTCTTGCAGTAAGCCAGGGGGATAGCCTGTCATGGGCCCAGGCTTAATCCATTTTCTTTTGCTCATCGTTGGCCTCCTGTGCTTGCGAGAACGTCCACAACTCATCGAATGAGTAGGTGAACCGCCCATATGTGTCGTAGAACCTCCATTCATCACAGGTTGCACACCCCGCTTCGTAGGTGCGGCAACGCGTGGCTTTGTAGCCACGGATGAATCGGAACCCTGCTTCAGGCGTATATGGGGTCTTCGCCCTTCGGCGTATGTCTCTAAGTTTCATTTGTTTATCTCCTCAGGGTAGGCTGATTCATCGTTTATTACTCTGCACATTTAGATCACATCGTACCCAGTGCAGAAGCTAAACAACTCAACCTCGTTCATAGGCTCAACGATCGTCAGCCCATCGAACTCATTGTCGATGTCACCGAACTCATCAAAGTCGTATGCACGATCAAGGAACTCCAGGTTCTGGTGTAGCACAGGGTCAATGTGGTCTGTCCGCAATTCAACATCCACATCCCAGTTGGTATAGGTCTGGGGTTTACCCTTGGGTATCACAACGCGCAACGCCTTACGCATGAAGCGGGGCAGGTGCTGATGTGTGGCAGGGTGCAAGGGATAGGGGAAATTCAATTTGCGTTGAACAAAGGTAGCTTTCATGCTGATCTCCAGTTTAAAGTCTCAGGGTTGTCTGAGCCACTATCTAGCGGCACAGACTGCGGATCGCTGTTAGCAGGTTTTCTCTCCCAGCGAACTCCCATTTTATAGTAACTTTACATATAATACAATGGAAGCAGGTGTGTTTTTTATAGAGGGCTGTAACTTGACATGTTCTAAATGTTCTAGGCGGTGCTTAATTTTTAATCAGGTAAATAGAACATTAGAACAAAGTAATAAAGTATTCAAAAGAGGGGTTAACTTTACGAATAAAAGGGTTTTACTACTACTATATATATATATAAAATATATATAACTTTACATGTTCTATTTGTTCTGGTGTTTTTAGAGGGGCGGGGGTTTTTTTATGTTTTTTTGCGGGTTTTGTAAAGTTGAGTCTTTGCACTTGCTGACATGCCTTCATGCTCTCTTTTATTTAAAAATCCCTTTGTTACCCCAAAACACTAGAACAAATAGAACAAATGGGGGTCGAACGCTGTAAGTGCTTGATTTATAAGATAAAGATATGTCCAACTCTGTTCTGTAAAGTTTAAAAAAAGTAGAACATGTTCTATTTCCGAGACAAACTGGACAAAAGAGTTAGAACACTAACTTGACATGTTCTATTTTCGAGACAAACTGGACATATAACTTAGAACACTAACTTGACATGTTCTAACTCTTTTGTACAGTTTGTCCTAAAAATAGAACAAAACTAAACTTGACATGTTCTATTTTCAAGGCAAACTGGACATATGACCTAGAACACTAACTGGACATAACTCGGGGGGAAGGCTCGGTAGCTAAACCCTTATCTATTGCCTCAGGCATGGCTGACCCGCTATTTAAGGCTCGCGCTGTACACACTCGCGGGGACAAATCACTGGCATCAAAAAAATCTCGGACGAAAAAAAGACCCGACCAACCTTTCGATTGATCGGGTCTTGGGGCTAAATTACTTCAGCCAAACCGCATTAAATGCGGCGATTGCCTTGTCCAACTTATCACTATCAGCGCCATCGTCACCCCTACCCTTAGCGGTTTTGCATCGGGTCTTGAGTGCAACAAATGTCGTTTTCAAGTGATCGGTAAACCATGCTGTCGGGGCGCGTTCCTTTTTAATCCCTGTGACTGCATTGTGATGTTCCCTCACCTTTGCGATCAATGCAACCTTAGTCGCTGAGATATAAGCACCACAGGGAATCTGCACACTACGCAAAATCGCGTGTTGCCCTGGTTCGTCTTTTTTCATGCTGTTTGTTTTCTGAGTGCTGACACTCATTGCCCATTCAGCAGTGGCGAGAATCGCACCCTTTGTCCCATCTTTGACGGGCGTCCAATCCTTTGCAGAATAAGACTTAGCGGGGTTCAATTCCTGCCATTTGAGCATCGCCCCCTCTTTGACAGATTGCAAAACTTCGTCACTCTGTTTCTCATGAAAATCAGGATACTCAGAGTAAATCTCTTTTGCAACGTCCAACTCATCACTTTTAAGGGTGGCGAATTTATAGGTGAGGTTTTTGATGTTAATGCTTTGCATTGTGAATCTCCAAAAAGTTGAATTAATGAACATCGAACTGCACCGAATCGATGCACCGCGTTGTCCATGTATTAAATGTAATCTATCCATAGGGGAAAGTCAACCCCTCAGGGGGGGCTGAGTCGTTACATAGCCGTCACGCTCGCGCTCGGTACACTCTCGCGGGAACAAATAACTGGCATCAAAAAGCAGGGACAAAAAAAGACCCTGAGCACAAGGCCCAGGGTCTTAGTGGAGTAGGATTAGTCGCAGACTATCTCGTACTCTAGCACTTCTTCTATTTTCGAACCAATAACCACCTTGCGGCAGGTCGGACTGTTGTCCTTCACATAGGCATCAACATAAACCTGAAAATCTGAAAAATTACAGGTGAATGAGCGATTCATGATGCTGGCGTAATCTGTGGAAGACATTTCACCGTCCATCGCAACCAGCTTATCCAGAAAATCGGTCAACCTTGCGTCTTTAAAAGATTCAAGGCGTCTCATGCTGACATAAGCTACCGGCTTTTCGCAGGAAAGACTGATGCTAAAACTGCCGGGCAAGTCTGTGAACAAACGTCCATACTTGACTCTCAATTCCAATTTCTTGGATTTGACCTCGTTAATGTTATTCCGCATCTCATTGACTGACTTTTGACGGTCGTCCAATGCGCTGTTGAGTGCACTAATAAAGGGGTTTAGTTTGCGTGTTTTCATGTGATCTCCAAAAAAGAAAAGAATGAATGAACAACAGACTGCACCAAACGATGCACTTTGCTGTCCATGGGTCAACTGTAGGTGAAATGGGCGCTTATGTCCAGTTTACAGGGGTCTGATGCACGATCTCGGCACTCGCGCCCTACGCTCTCGCGGGAACAAATGACTGGCATCAAAAGGTAGGGACAAAAAAAAGCCCGCATCATGCGGGCTTAAAGGTAAGAGGAAAGGGGTTAACGAAAGTCTTTATGAAAGCGTAAGCCCGTGTTAGGACAAAGCAAACCATCTTTTGAGCCGACAAGAATTTTTATCTCCTCGGCAAGCATTTCAATGCTACTTGCTAGTTCGGTAAAAGTTATCAAACCCGATGCATACAGTTGCAAGTGTTCCATTGTGCGTTTGTGAGTAGCATCTAGCACTTGCTGTTTTATGCCTTCGTGTGTTTCCATGTTGATCTCCAGTTTGTTGAACAAGACCGCATCCCTGCGGTTTCGACCATTAAGGTCTCATCAGTTGTTCTTCCGTGGGGCGCAAGCCTCACGCATCACACTCAACTCATCTGCCTCTGCCTCAGGGTCGGGCGCGTTGCGCTTACCCTTGCTCACGACTCTAACCTTGCGTGGTGAAGTCCACAGTTCAATGTCCTTGCTGATGGTGTTCATCAGGACATGGATTGCCGTGAGAACTGCGGGAGGGTTGTCGCTTGCTTTGGCAATAGCCATTGCATAGTCATATGCCTCTTTAACAGTATCACGTTCTCCAAAGAGTGGTGTGTACATCTGAACTGCAAGGTGTTGTAACTCTTGATTCATGTTGATCTCCAACTAAGCACTGCGATGTTGCAGTGGTTTAAATATACCAAAGGGGGGGCGATATGTCCATTTTGCAGGGGTCTCGACCCCACCGCCCGGCCACCCCCCAATACAGCAGAAGGGACTCCTCCGCCCCCACACCCCATAATCCACACAAACCACTACACTTTTTTCCATGCTAAACTCCACCCTGCAGTTGTTCCTTCTCCTCCTTTAGACCCCCCCGGTGGGGGTCTTTTTTTATCCGCAGTTTAACTCTGCACTTTTTCTGCGGAGACCCCCCCTTTACATTTCTGGTTCCATGCCTATAATGGGCATATATTTATATGGAGTGCCCGCTTTCCTCCTATGACACCGCTAGTATCATTACCGCAATCTGACGTCCCGTTGCCTCTCAACGCTACGGATGCCATGCCTGAAATGACCGACTTTGAAGAAATTCAAATGCGAGGTCGAACCGTCAAGCTCATTGCCGATCTAACTGATACACCTATTGAACCCACCGAAGAACATCGGGACCAAGCGGTTCAACTGGCTAACGAAGTGATCACTAACCCCGAGACACAGCTTAATTTAAATCAGTACCCCAACGAAACAATGGCGTACTTGGCTGGCATGGTGTCCATGTATCAGGCTGACCTTGTAAAAGAACTTGCAGATTACAAGCGTTTTGTAGTCAATAAACTTGTGAAAGAGTGCGATCACCCCGATGCCAAAATTCGGCTTGGAGCCATCAAGGCTTTAGGCGAAGTAGATGGTGTAGATGCATTTAAGAAACGTAGCGAAATCACTCACAAACAACAGTCTATGGAAGAAGTGGAAAAAGAGTTGCTTGACACTCTAGAACGCTTGGAAAAACGCACAATTAACGTACAATCTAGGGTAATCCCTAATGACTCAGACGCAATTGACGCCTGAAAAGATCGCAAAGCTGCGACAAATTCTTCCAAACTTGCCTTTGGAGGAGAAACTCAGGACGTTGGAGGCGTTAAAAGCGTGGGATTCCCAGTCAGTTCAGGTTGTTGGCAAGGATTCCTTGCTGGAGTTTGCAGATCATGTCTATCCCGGTTACAAAGTTGGCCCACATCATCGCCGTTTGGCAAAAATATTTGAAGACATTGCCGCTGGTAAGAAGAAGCGGGTAATTGTCAACATTGCCCCCCGTCACGGTAAGTCAGAACTAATCAGTTATCTGGCTCCAGCATGGTTTTTGGGCAAATATCCTCATAAAAAGGTCATTATGGCCTCCCACACCGCAGATTTGGCGGTGAATTTCGGTCGTAGGGTGCGAAATTTGGTGGGTATGCAGCCCTACAAAGACATATTTCCGCAGGTAGAACTGCAAGTGGACAGTAAGTCTGCGTCTAGGTGGGGGACGAACTTCAATGGCGAGTACTTTGCAATTGGTGTGGGTGGCGCTCTTGCTGGGCGCGGTGCTGACCTATTTATTATTGATGATCCTCATTCTGAACAAGACGCTAAGACTGGCAGACCCGATGTCTTTCTTCCTGCTTGGGAGTGGTTTCAGTCTGGCCCTCTCCAGCGCCTTATGCCGGGTGGGGCAATCGTTATTGTGATGACAAGATGGTCAAAACTTGACTTAACTGGGCAGATTGTGTCCCAGATGAGCAAGGAAGTGGACGTTGATCAGTGGGAGATCGTAGAGTTCCCAGCCATCTTGAACGACAAGCCACTGTGGAGCGACTTCTGGTCTTTGGAAGAATTACTGTCTAAGAAGGCAGGTATGGACCCCCGGTACTGGCAGGCCCAGTACATGCAGAACCCCGTCTCTGAAGAAGGTGCGCTGTTAAAGAGAGAGTGGTGGCAGATATGGGAGGAAGATGACCCGCCCCACTGCGAGTTCACCATCATGAGTCTGGATGCTGCACAAGAAGCCAACAACCGGGCTGACTACAACGCTTTGACTGTGTGGGGAGTGTTCCTCAACGAGAAGACTAACAACTACAACATCATCTTACTTAATGCGATTAAGCGGCGTCTGGAGTTTCCAGAGTTAAAAAAGCTGGTGCTGGAGGAGTACAAAGAGTGGGAGCCAGATGCGTTCGTTGTGGAGAAGAAGTCCAACGGCGCGGCGATCTACCAAGAGTTAAGGCGCATGGGTGTGCCGGTTGCGGAGTTTACACCGGGCAAAGGACAGGACAAAATATCAAGAGTGAATGCTGTATCAGACCTTCTGGCTTCTGGCATAGTATGGGCTCCAGACCGCAGGTGGGCACGAGAGGTCATTGAGGAATGCAATGACTTTCCTTCAGGTACTAATGACGACTTGGTGGACTCGACAACACAGGCATTAATGCGGTTTAGGCAGGGAGGGTTTATTCGCTTGCCAAGTGATGAGCCCGAAGACATTAAATTCTTTCGCCGCAGAACCGCAGCGTTTTACTAAGGACACAAAATGGCAACGAACATGATGGACAAGGGTATTTATGCAGCCCCTATAGGTTTGAGCATGGACAGCATGGAGCCTGATCTGGAGATAGAGATTGAGAATCCTGATGCAGTTACTTTAAGTGATGGCAGTATGGAGATCACTCTTGAAGCAGAGGACAATAAGGAAGACGGAGAGTTTGGTGCGAACCTCGCTGAAGAGATGGATGAGGGCGAGTTGGCCAACTTAGCTAGTGACTTACTAGAGCTAGTGGATGCGGACATTTCTAGTCGTAAGGACTGGACTGAGACGTATGTGAAAGGTCTTGAAGTATTGGGGACTAAGTATGAAGAGAGAACAGAACCTTGGAACGGGGCTTGCGGAGTATATTCAACAGTTCTTACAGAAGCCGCAATTAGGTTTCAGAGCGAAACGATTACTGAGACATTTCCGGCTCAAGGCCCGGTTAAAACAGAAATCATTGGAGCAATAGACAAGCTCAAAGAACAAGCGGCTCAGCGCGTTCAGGATGACATGAACTTCAAGCTGACTGAAGAGATGCCTGAGTACCGGCCTGAGCATGAGCGCATGCTGTTTAACTTGGGGCTTGCAGGCTCAGCGTTCAAGAAGGTGTATTTTGATCCCGGCTTGGGTCGGCAGACTTCGATCTTTGTGCCAGCAGAGGATGTGATCATCCCTTACGGGTCAAGTGGTGCGCGGATGGCTGAGCGTGTGACGCACGTCATGCGTAAGACCAAGAACGACATCAAGAAGCTGCAAGTGGCTGGGTTCTACCGAGACATTGATCTGGGTGAGCCGGTGATGAGCCACACGGACGTTGAGAAGAAGAAAGCTGAAGAGCAAGGCTACTCA